TCTTTACTTAAAAGTTTAATTATATAGTCAAAGATTTCATCTTGAGATTTGTTTGAAAAATACATTTTGAAAGTGGATTTCCACGCATCATCTTGTAATTTATAATTTTCGTTCTGTTTATCTAATAATACCATACAGTTTTAATTTTTAATTTAAGTTACTAATATATGAATAATATTTTAATTGTTATTAAGTGGGTATATCTCTAACCCTTTTACTATGTAAATATACGAAACCTATTTGGATGTACCAAATTTTAAATGTTAATTTATGTTAAAATTTGTAAATACCACCAACATTCCAAAAAAGGATATCTCCTTCTAAAGAATCAATGTTGTTTTCTAACCAATGCCATTGTTTAATATCCCAAAACTGATTACAAGGAAATGGTGCTTCATACGCGTCTAACCTATCTTCAAAATCATACTCTGATTTTCTAACTTTGATTGGTAATTGACCAAGTCCATTATTCTCTAACATCTTTTTTATAGAACCCTCTGATGATACACAAGTTGTATAGATTGTTTTATCTGTTTGTGGCCAGAACTCTTTAAGTTCTTCTCTAAAGTATCCTTTTGCAAGACCAGAAAGAGAAACTCCACTACCACTTGAAACCACAAGATTTTTAAAGTTAGTGTATGGTTGTATTCTATCAGAAAGATAATCCATGTAAAAATCGTGATTAAAAGCATAAGGTAACATCTGCCATCCGTTTTCAGCGGAGGAACTCATTAGAGAATGATACATAACCTTCATCATATTCGGTCTGATAGGGTTCATATGAACTGATGGGAACATTTCCTTTACCATATCTAAATAAACTCTACTAATCTTCTTAGAGTCTGGATATGAAAGATGGAACTCAATTCCTAAATCATCACATATTTTAGCAAGAACCCAACCAGTCCAACTACCATCTACTGAAAGATGTGTTAGTGGTTTATTTGGGTCTACATAGTTTTTAACCAATTGATAAACACCACCAATTTTACCCCAAGGTGGTAAGTTAACACCATCACCCATAAGGTCGTCTCTCTTAACCCAAACAGACCTACCTTTTATCTTATATTCTTCTAAAGGAGTATCTTCGTTAAATCCAACTAAGCCCATTTGTAGATTCCCATATTATTATTTGTGATTTCTTTTCTAAGATTTTTATGTGAAAATCCGTTTACTCTTTCAAAGTTATCACAAATTACATGAAATATTTTTTTTCTGTTTTTAAAGTTTATTTCAGAATCATTTAAAATAATATCTTCAATATATTCCTTAAAGTTTGTTCCTTTTTGAAACGCCCTCTTTTCCTGGTCTAATATCTCATCTGGTAATTTTCCTCTAAATGCGTCTGCGAGTGGTAGTTTCCATTGACCCTTATGAGATAAAAACTCATCTTGCAAATTCGTAGTATAGTTTAAAAACTCCGTATCGAAGAATGGGCATCTCAGTTCAATAGTACCATAGTTCATAAAGATGGTATTACCTCTCAATAAATTACCATAGTGTTGTTTTTCAAATAGTTTTTTTCTAACATCACTCCAATCTGGTTTCTTACTAAACATTCTGAATGTTCCGTATGAGCCATATGATTCATCAGAACCCTCACCACTAAATGCTACTTTGATACCATCCTTAACCATTTCTTCTGCTATGAATGATTGTAATATACCAACTTCCATTTGAACTGTTGATGGGTATTCAATTACATTAATTGAATCCATAAACCTTTGTTTAATAATCACATCATCTTTAGGTACAAACACTTCTACTAATTCAACATTAAGTGCATTAGCACATACCCTTGCTTTTTGTAAATCTTTTGATGTTTGGTCAAACGCAATGGTGTACGCCTTAATGTTTGGGATTCTCTGTGACAATAGATAAGTAATAATAGCAGAGTCAATACCACCGCTAAGTGAGGTTGCAATCGGTACATCGGATATTAATCTCTTATCAACTGCACGTTCTAATAAATTAAAAGTAGTTTTAGAAACCTCTTCACGCGATGAAACCTTAGTAACTTCTGAAGAAAAGTTGAAATAATAATCTTTGTGAATAATGAACTCATCGGTTTTTAAATTAATTTCAATTAAGGTATTCTTAGGAACTATTTTAATATCATTAATACCATTTTGTGTTTGGATTGCTTTAATCTCACTGGCAATAATATATTTATTAGTATTATGAATGTAAAGTGGTATCTTACCCACCCAATCACGAGAAATAACTAATTTATCTTTATCATAAATTACAAATGAGAACATACCACTCAATCTCTTCAACTCATCTTCTTTGTATAAGAATAGTATAATCTCTGAATCCGAATTTGATTTAAATTCATACCCCCTACCTTCGTATTCTTTTCTAAGTTCTGGATAATTCCAAATCTCACCATTTACAATTAACCAAATTCCGTTATATTCCATAGGTTGGTTACCTGCTGATGATGTATCATTAATAGAAAGTCGGTTATGTCCTAAGACTACCTTCTTATCATTTACTTCAAACTCATTGATACCTCTATAATCTCGACCTCTATGGTCAATTGCATCTAACATTAGATTTACATCCGATGGTTCGTATCCTATTGTTGCAACTATACCACACATATTACTTACCTAATATTTCCAATAGTTGAATAGTCTTCTTCTTCTCTTGATTCATATCACCGATATGGCAAGAACACGCAAGTACACTAACTTTACCTAACTCCAAATTACTTTGTTCTGCTAGAAAGTGGCCCATTTCTACTAATGCAGTATAATCTGCATATCCAGACTTAGATACTCTATTAGAACGAAGTATTGATGTTAGATATAATTTACCATTACGTGGTTTCAAATCAATCATTACCATACAAGGTTGTGAGTATGGGTTTCTTGCATCTTTTGTTGGGTCAAATATGATTAACTCACATCTCTTCACAGCTTTACCACTTGAAAGAATTTTGATTACATTTTCTATTTGATTTAACTCACCTCGCCAACTAACCATTCTACCCCAATAAGATTGGTGGTAATGGTCTTTAATAAATTTATAGTCCAAACCCATCTCTGTATCAAAGAATGGGTTATCTGATACTTTGGGTTCTGGTTTTAAAAATGTTACTGTTTTTGCGAAATCAATTCTATCATCACCCATTACACCTCTAAAATGCTCATCAAACCAATCATCTGATTTAAACTCTGTGATTTCTGTCATCACATTCAGCTCTTCAGTTAGATTACCTACTTTTACTCCATTTTCTAAAATATGGTTAGATACCTTAACCCATGCGTCACCGGGAGACTTTGCTTCTATAACTGTCATAACTTATTTATTTTATATTAAATATGAATCCACGTTTTCCTATCTACGATACGTTTGATGTTCCAATTAGATACTTTAAAGTTTTTTGCAATTACTTTTCTAGAGAATCCCTTAGAATGTAAATCTCTAATCCTAATCACATCAATTGATGTGAGTTTGGCGTTTGGGTGATTTTCACCTCTTAATCTATTATCAAACATCCACGCAGTTCTTTTAACTATATTAATCCTTCTCCGCATTCAGCTGAAGTTCTAGTTGACCATTATCTGATAGGAATTTGGATAAATTTGGTGATGAGAAGTTTGGGCCTTTTAAAATCTTACCATCTTCTCTATAAATAGGTTTACCATCTTCACCTAACTTTGACATATTAGACCTATGTACTTCATCAAAGATATCTTCAATTACATTACCCATTCCATGTGATATCATAGTACCCAATAGGATGTATAGTTGGTCTGCCAATGCATCGGCAACTTCAATGAGGTCTCCATCTTTACAAGCATCGAGATACTCATCTAATTCTTCTTTACCTAACTTATATCTCAGAGAATAATCATCTTCTGAAATTAATGTTGGTTTTGAGTTTCTAGTAGAGTTATATGCTACTTGGAACTCATCTAATTGTTTTAATTGTTTTTTCATAACTACAAATATACGAATAATATTTCAATTATCCTAATTTATTTTAATTAAAATGAAATGGGGAGGTAGCGAATCTCCCCATCTCTTCCGTTACGAATAACGGCCCTAAAGGTGGTCGTTAGACCACACTATCGTCTAGCCATTCCCACCTAAATCCTTTATGGGAATAGAATCCTTCCTTTTTCTTACAGCAATGTATTACATATCTTGACTCAAACCCATCTTCATCAACGAGTCTAACGTAATCGTATACTTTTAATACATCACCTGTTTTCTTATCTAATTTCAAAACTTTTTTATCGTACTTAAATCTACCATTTTTAGAACCCTTTGATGCTTCTGACCATATTTTTGTAAGTTCACTTCGTCTAGAATCTGATACGTTATGAAAAGGGTTTCTTGTTGCTCTCTTCTGTGGGTCTTCCATTGCGAGTTTTTGTGCTACTGACATATTAGTTCTATACTGTTCTTTATTAGAATGGTTAGTAAATACATCACCACCATATCCACCCTTTGCAATATTATATAAATTATCATTAGATTCTATCATATCAACTTCTTTCAATAACATAGCATTTTGACTATCTAATTCTAAAATAATATTCCATTCAAATGATTCTTTACCATACTTGTTCCACGCTCTTTGTAAATGAATATTGTGATGTTTATTATCCAATAAATCCATTGAATGTTTGTGCCATCGCTTTTCAACATTTTTAGAACATCCGATATACCGCCAATCATTAATTATATTTTTTATTTCATAAATAACATACATATAAACTCCCTTTACTATAAGTATGGGGATTTTATATTTTTAACCATCACATATTATCTATCACATCAACCATCACACGAGATGCAATCAGGGTCCATTGCTCGCTCAGCAATATCACCTCTAAGTACCGATTCGGTTCTCGTATAGTAAAGTGTTTTTACACCCTGCTTCCATGCTTCCATGTGTACGACATTCATCCACTTTGGAGTTGCCTCAGATGGGAATGCTAAAT